ATTGCGTGGTTATGTTTGTGGGATCTATGGCAATTGAATTTTGTAAAAACGGGACACCACGTTCGGGATATCCGCATTCACGGATCACATTGCCATAGTTGCAAAATGCCGGGGCATTGTCAGGATCTTCGATCATGACTTGAGCATAACATTGTAATGCCAGTTCAGGTTCATGTTGGGCTCGATGTTGATTGCCCTTTTCAATTAAGTCAGCTTGTTGTTGGTTCATAGGGATATTTACTGCTTAAAAATAGGATGAAAATATAAATAAAAGTGCGAGTCGCGATGCGCTAACATCCACCCGCTCTAATAGTTGTAAAGGAACTACCAGCATGATATTTACCGACCATAATTTTTACGTATATGCTTATCTAGATGATAACAATTTACCATATTACATTGGTAAAGGCAGAGGAAACAGATTCAAAGATAAAACTCATAGAGTATTAGTACCAAAAAATAAATCCAAAATTTTATTTGTTTATAAAAATATTTCTGAACTATGGGCATTTGCACTAGAAAGAAAACTTATTAAATGGTACGGAAGAAAAGATCGAAAAACAGGCATACTTGAAAATAGAACTGATGGTGGTGACGGCCCGTCGGGACAAGACCACAAAGGAAGTAATAACCCTATGTGGGGTAAAAAACAGTCTGAACAATCTAATATTTTACGTAGTATAGCAAATAGAGACAAGCCTTCAGCAAATAAAGGTAAAAAACTAGGTCCGTATTCTGCCGAAAGAAGAGCAAAAATGAGCGCCGGTCAACTTGGAAGAGTTCTGTCTCCCGAAACTAAAGAAAAAATTAGACAGGCTCGTCTAAAGTACTGGGCTTCTGCTAAATAAGAGTAACACAATTCTGTGTTTTATGCGGCGATTAACCCCACCGCGTAGTCGCTGAAACCGACATTGGGCTTCTATAAGGAGAAATCAAAATGGGACGAGCTCTAAAAATACAAAAAACAAACAACAGCATTTTAACTGACGCTGGATATCCAAACATGGGCAGTTTGACAGCACCGGTATATCCCAGTGTTGACACACTTAGCGACACTGAATATTTGGGTGTGGTTGGCGGATCACCCACTACCAGTACTGCAACCACAACCAATCCTGAAATTGCTTGCGTGGTAAACATAACTTTGGCAGATGCGACAACCACTGGTTCGGGCGCAGGAAGAATTATACGTCAAAAAGGCGCACACAAGTTCTTGGTTGCTTACACAGCATCAACCACAGCACTCAGCGTGGGTCTTATTGTTGGACAATCGTATCAAATTGTGTCATTGGGCACCAGTGACTGGAGTACCTTGATGAGTGGCACAGCCGCAGTAGGCAAGGTGTTTACTGCCTTGGCAGTAGGCGCTGGTAACGGCACAGTATATCCAGTTGGGCAATGTGTACTTTCAAATGCCGCCACTGCCAGTGCCGGATACATGAGCATTAGATTCAGCGTTGGTGACTCAACAGCAGTGTATGCCAGTTATATTACCAACAAGTGGGTACGTGATTGGACAGGCATGACCTATGGTAATTATGCAGATACCAACTATGGTACAAACACACAATCTAGCGAATTGTTTTACCCAACCAACTTCTTCACAGACGAAGGCACAGTCACATGGTCCGGTGCAGATGTTATTGCCGGTGCTCAATCACAAAACGGTTCATTACAATTGGCACAGGTAACCAGCGTTACAAGTTAATTTTTTAACCCAACCGCATCCTCCCAGATACATACTGGGGGGATTTTTTTATGACTGTGGCATTTGTATTAGGCAACGGCGTGAGCCGACAAAGTGTAGATTTGAATTGGTTAAAAACCCAAGGACAGGTGTACGGCTGTAATGCCATCTATCGCGAGTTTGTTCCGGATGTGTTGATCAGTACAGATCCACCCATAAGCGAAAGAATACAGCATGAAGGTTACAGTGCCCAACATGTTCACTACACACGCAAACCCTTGCCCGACACAGGTGCAAGAAAGATTGCACAACAATATTTTGGATACAGTTCGGGGCCGGCAGCAGTGGGGCAGGCTGCATTAGACCAATGTTCTGCAATATATTTGATTGGATTTGATATGGGACCAAATCGTACCGGGACATTCAACAATGTGTATGCTGGTACAGAATTTTATAAAAAAAGTTCGGCTGGCCCTACATACACTGGCAACTGGATTAGACAGTTAGTAACAATTGCAAAAGATTATCCTCGAGTTAATTTTTTTCGAGTCACAGGAGAAACCACAGCAGAAATTCGGGACCTGTTGGGCATAGCAAACATGACACATATTCCAATAAGTCAGCTAAAATACCACATAAATACCTCAAAGGACTGACACATGCCGATCACATTCACGCCAGGACTCACAATGACCCCGGGGGTTACTGTGGCAGCATCAAGTGTTTCTAATTATAGTGTACAGTTTGATGGATCCAATTATCTCACAACCCCATACTCTTCGGCATATAGTGTAAGTACAAACGCATTTACCATTACCAACAACGGAACAGCCACGGTATCGTCTACTAACCCGTTCCCTTAATAGTTTTTAATTTTTAGTTTCTTTGGTGAACTCTTGTTCCAGCAACAAAATTTTCCCCTGCACAGCATCTAGATTCACTGTGTTCCACAAACCAGGATGCATGGGCTTGGGCCATGTGCCAGCATCAATCCAGGCATAACCCAAGTGTTCATGGTTGAGTCTGGGAGTAAATTCTGTATCAACCACGCAAACCCAAGTATGATATTCAAATGCTGAATCTGCCGACGTAAACTTTTCTAGTGGTATCAATCTCAAGTAAGTGGGAAAGAATCCCAGTTCTTCAATGCACTCACGTTCCATGCCACCTAGCAATGTTTCGCCTGTTTCGATCTTGCCGCTTCTTAAAAGATAAAGATAGCGTCCTGTGTCCCTGCTACGGAACCACACACCCACTGCTTTCAAAGCACTAGACTCCAGGTGCCGCCGACATAAACACCTTGATAACTCTTGAGCCATTGTGTACCAGTCCATTCATACTGGATGCTGGTGGTGATATTGGTAACATATTGTATGGTATCAGCTTGAGCTATACTATTAAACACTACTTGCCAGAATATACCATTCCATTCAATCACATCATTGGCTGATGCTACTAATGGTTGTCCTGTATCACCAAGCCATGCTTCGGCAGGATATTGGTTTGTAGCTGATCCAGTGGGCTCGGTTAACAAATATCGTTGTCCCACAGCCGGCACAGGCAAGCCGTAACCGGGACCGCTGACCAAAGGATCAATAATGGCTGTGACAGGATCCAGTGTGTTTTGGGGCAAAGTATCTTGGTCGATATCATATATTAACAACCTGTCGTCGTTGGGGTTAATGGCCACGGTACCTACAATTACCGAATCGTCAGATTGAGTCAATCTGATTTGACTGATGCCAGGACGTAAAACACCATACGCACTTATCACGGCCGGCCATAACAAACTGCTGTCGGCAACAATTTGCGTAGGAGTTAGATCTTCGTTTGAGCCATTAGGCACAATTGTTCTACTCTGAATACATTGTATTTGGTTACCAATAACAACAACTTCGTAGTTCCAAGGAGTAACAATAACTCTAGTGCCCAACAATAAATCATTGTCTGTGACAGCATTAGCCAAATCACCTTGTGCGTCGTACATGCTGGCAATCACACGCTCAACTACTCCTAGTTTCTTAACCTTGGCCGGTGCTGATATCCATATAGGCATGCTGAATTTGATAGTGGCCATGTCTATAGGGTTATCTGTACCAATTGGTACAGTTCTTGAAGTCCATGTTACTGAATCTAAGTCAACCACACTCAAACTGGTCCAGTCAATGTAGTTGTCTGTGCTTTGTATTTCTAAACTTGGATTAAACAAGGTCAGCAACTGTTCCAACAACTGCATTTTTTGATTAGTGTTGCTGGTCCAAATATCCAACGTAATACCCAGTTTGTACGGCACAGGCATTAGTCGTTCAACAGTAAATGCATTGCCTTGTGTGGTATTGTAGGTGTCAGTTTCGGTATCATATTCGCGTTGACGAACTTGAATTTTGTTCACGTGATACGGTTCTTGCATCCTGGGTCGATCATAATCCAAACTGCTAATATAAAAAGTCATCAAGGGACTTGCAGTCATTGAGTTGCGGCTGTTTTCTTGTATGATAACTTGTGCATTGCGACTGGCATCTCCATAACGAACTGGTACACGAATTAGTGCGGCATTGTTTACACCATCTGTTTCGTTACCATATTCAATTTGAAAGTTGCTGACAATCCGGGTAAACTGTAATAGGAAACGTCGGATTTGGGCATCATAGAAGAAGTTTTGACTCATTGTTTAACTCGATTTCTGGCCCGGTTGTGTTGGCGGATATGGTTTAGTATCTTGAAACCCTTTCTGGTCTCCGTTGTCGGCACGTGGTTTGAGTATTTGGCTAAGACTTTGACGACTGGGAATATTACCAAGATCTGTTGTGGGCACAGTGTATGTATTGTTAACAAAGCTGGAGCGTAAAGTATTGTTGGGTACTCCGTTGTTGAGATTGGTTTGCACTTTGTCCTCTATTTTTGCCCAACGCTGTCCCGAATAACGGAACAAGCGATTTGGGAAGTAATCTAATCTCAAACAGAAGTCTCCGGCCACAGCACCTAGTGGGAAAGAAACTCCGGTAGTAACTGGCAGTCCATTTGGCGGTATGCCATCTCCGGTTAGATAACCCACAGTATAACCATCTGATTTAGGTGTGACATTCATGCCACCTTGCGTACCGTCCACAGTGTCACCATCTATGGTAGTAAGTGATGTGGGATTAGCAGGTTGTCCGTTGTCTAATGTAGGTACAATATAAAACTTTTGTGTGTCGTACCCAGACAGCGGAACTTCAACATCGGCTTGTGTGAGAATAGCATTGTTGATTTCGTTGTCCTTGGTACGAGTTGAAAATACTTCGCTCTGAGTGGGCGGAGTATAAACAGCCCAATACTCGGTATTGGTAATATCCGTGTCAGCAGGTACATTTTTAAGGGCTTGGTAATACACATCACCCGAGTTAGTAACCCAACCCGTGGGATAAAAATTGCCATTGTCCCAGATGTTTTCCGACACAACAGGCTTCTTTAGTATGTCTTTGAACTCTTGGTTGTTGGTCATTGGGGTTGCTTTCACCCGCCATATGTGTGGCAACCATGTTTGGCTCATGCCTTCTGTAGCATAGTCAGCATCTTGTACCACGTAGTACCTGGGCAAAGGCTGTGGTATGTCCTTGTTTAAGGGATAGTAATCTTTTAAATTGGGTATTTCTAACACATCACCATTCATGATCTTGCGGCTCAAACTGTCAATCATGTCGTTGAAGTGGAAGGTTATGAACAACGTATCGTTGTTTAAGAACAAGCCAAACTGTGTTAGGTCAAAGTCGATGTCTTGGTGATTGTACACACCGCGCATGACGTAAATGTCCGGGTCGTAAATTCTGTCACGGTTTTCCAGCAACAGCAAGTCCTGTATGTGTAATGGATCTAACGTATCGTAAATCGGTTGAGTGGCATCGTAGTTGCTGGACAGCGCCGAATCTTCGCCACCGGTTTGCGGACCCATGTACTTGTGCAGAAAAATGTCAAGGCCGCCCACAGTATAGCGCTCACTTATGACGCGGTCAAGAAACTGATAATCTCGGGTCCGGTTAGGCCGGTACATACTGAGCCGTGGAATGGTAATTCTCCTAATAGTAATTTACAGTAGTATTTATGGGTAATACTTTCTGTTTACTTGACCAAAAACCCTAATTGTGCTATAATACACATTGTTCAACAAAGGAGTGAGTATGCAAGCACACAATTTTGTAATCAAGTACAGCCCAAAAGGTAGTACTAAAGCAATAGTCCTGTACGACAAGATAAAAGCCACGGAAAAATGGGTTGAGTACGCATTGGATGTCAAAGATATGCAAACCGAGTTGATGAGCACACGAGATTTAAAACTAAAATGGCAACTGATGGACGCATTGGAAGTGGCTGAACGCAAAAAAGCATACATGTACAAGCACAAAAATTATGACGTCAACCGAGCACTAAAATTATTTGATTTGGTAAAAACCTTACCAAAACGCAACAGTTGACCAAAAAATCTAAATCTGCTATAATTACACATAATTTGCAAGGAGCCCACTTTGAAAACAGCACTCAAACCCGTAAAACTTTTGAACCCACGTTCCAGTGACACCAATGTCATGGGCGGGGAACCTGTTTGGACAATACAACCTGCAGAAAATCGCATCAGCAGATTGAGCAAAGCGTTCTCCTGGTACAATTACTTTTATGGCAAAAAAGATGCCAGGGACATGATTGTAAACTACTTGGAAGCACATGACCGCAAGGCAGATGTACGCACCTTGCGTGGAATTCCGGATAGTGCCATACGACTGACCACAGGTTGGTTGTGCAGAATGAGCATGGTGGGACTAGAACTTAATGACTCTGAATTGCTAAAATTAGAAAATCACTTGAAAGAAATACTTGTAAGCAAACAACAAGAAGAGGCAGTGGTGGACGAAACAGCACCTGCACGACCCAACATCCAGGATCGATTGAGAGAAAAAGTAACTGAATGTGCCGGCGAGATTGACGGCATGTTTGATGAGTTTATCAGTAATGGTGCTAAAATGTCAGCGGACTACAAACCAATCACTGTGATACGTGGTAAAAATGTAGCACCACAAATGGTGTCAACTATTGCTGACACCTGGAAACGTAAACTTGCAGAGTTTGAAGCGGTGTTAGAGGGCAAGGATGCATTACTGGTTGAAGCCTACTCAAACTTCAGCAAAATCCAAATGCGTAATGTTGTGAAGTTTTGCGAAACTGTGATCAACGACTGTGGTGCTTATGTACAGATCAAGAAAGTGGAACGCAAGCCACGCAAGGTCCGGGCAGTGCCTCCAGAAAAACGAGCGGCCAAGTTCAAGCACTTGCTCACCTTCCCAGACTTAAAACTGCAAGGCTTGCCGGCCGCCAGCCTAGTGGACAAATCCGAAGCCTGGTTGTATGATACCAAGAAACGCAAGTTGATCCATCTTGTGGCAGACAGCCATGTGGGTGCATTTACTGTCAAAAGCAACAGCATAATTGGATTTAGTACTGTGGACAGTCTACAGCGAACTGTACGCAAACCAGCAGACATTGTTAAATCGGTGCAAACAGCAGGCAAGCCCGCGGCACGTAAGATCTACAAGGACCTGACCACAACGGAAACAGCGTTCAATGGACGTGGAACAGAGAACTTGGTGATATTGAAAAGCTGGTAAATATAGGGAACGGAGTTCCCTATGGCTGACAACACCCTGCCCGAGTTAAAGCAAAATCTCATTGAGTATTGCAAATTAACCATGGGCGATCAAATTATCGATCTTGAATTAGACCCTGCACACTACGAAGCGGCCTATCAACGCACAATTGGCACTTACCGCCAACGTGCTAACAACGCCTATGAAGAAGCCTACATCTTCATGGAGCTGATTCAAGACATGAACATTTACACTTTGCCACAAGAAGTGCAAACAGTAAGACAAATATTCCGCAGAACATTTGGCAATGCCACAGGCCCGTTTGCGTCAAACTTTGATCCGTTTGCACAAGCGTCAATCAACGTGTACCTCATGAACTTCAACGTGGCTGGTGGACTGGCCACGTATGACTTCTACAGTCAGTATGTGGAACTGGCGGCACGTATGTTTGGCGGATTCATGAACTACACTTGGAATCCAGTTACCAAAAAATTGCAACTGATTCGTGACCCAAAAGGCACTGGCGAAACTGTACTACTTTGGACATACCAAACCAAACCTGAGATTCAATTGTTAAGCGACTATCAAATCAGTCAGTGGATACGTGACTACATGGTAGGTGCTTGCAAGATGATCATTGGTGAAGCCCGTGAAAAGTTTTCAACTATTGCTGGACCACAAGGTGGCGGTAGTCTTAATGGTGCGGCCATGAAAGCAGAAGGCCAAGCACAGATGGACGCCAAGATTGAAGAGCTCAAAATGTATGTGGATGGCAGTTTTCCAATTACCTGGGTAATTGGTTAACGTCTATTCGACACAAATCAAAAATTCTGCTATAATACAAACATGGCAGATTTAATGATT